TTATCTTCAGTCCATCCTGTCTCACGCTTTGGATAAGCATGAGGCACGGCGCGCCGTCCACTGGTGCCTCCAATCTCTTTGACATAAAACATCACACCTCGAATGGAGGCGTCTCGATATTGGGAAGTATCTTGAGTTGTCAGTGTCGTCATTGTTATCCACCATAGTAACCAAGGTCAGGGCCCGCAGAGGCGCTAAAGATGACGCCTGCTTGATTGGTTTTTACTTCTTTTGTGCGAGTACGGTTATCTTCAATGGACACCTTGACTTCACCTTGCAATTCGTTTCGAGCTGGTGCGCTTTCAAATAGCCCTCCCGCTGCATTACCTGCGTAACCGCCCGCGACCGAGCCCACCAAACCGCCGAGCGCAGTACCTATCGCCGTACCTAAACCTGGTAATATAGCTGTACCAATGGCAGCGCCTAGACTTGCGCCGCCCCAACCGCCAAGTCCGGTGCCCGCCGCCTCACCCACATCAGAGGCACCTCCACCATTGATGGCGATGTCCGCCAACATAAGACCAGAGCTAGCCACTCCGAGTAAGCGGCTTCCTCCTCTACCTGCAAAGCGGCGGCCCATACGCCCGAGACGGCTATTGCGAATTTTCGACCAACGACTGGATTTATTGGAAGACTCAAAGTCAGCATCAATTGCACCTGGTCCACCAAGAGCAAGAGGCCCACTCGGCCCCCCTAATCGTGGTGCACCTCGGCCACCCCGACCATTCATACCGCCGAGTCCTGCACCAGGCATGTTCACCACATAAACAGGCTGGACGGCCATACCACCCATTCCTTGCGCGCCGGCTAATCCGGTGTTTTTTCCTCGCCCTCGATACGCTTTCCAAAGCCAAGATGCCGCTTTAAATCCCCCAAGCTTTCTAAGCAGCAGCGTTGCACCACCGATTGCCGCCACCCATTTCCCTATGTGGTAAATGCTCTGCACCGTTTCGGCGCTGACGTTATGCAAAACACCAGCAAGTTCGCTAAGCGGCTCACTGAGTTGATTATTGATGAAGTGATTCCATGAAGTGGATAAACGCTGAAGTCCACCTGTCGAATCTGAAGCGATCCGCTTTGAATCTTCGGCAATTTGATTGAAATTGACATCGAGGTTTTTGAACCTATCAAAGCTCTCGACTTTTTCATTTCGGATTAATTCAGCGGTGATATTGTTAAAGCCACGTCTCGCTTCGTCGCCAAATATCATGCCGATACGCGCCATGTTGCCATCAAGTTTGGTGACAATGTCCGTCATGATGGAAGGGAGATCGCGCATGACGGTGCGGCCTTTATCATCAGTTTCGTTGAGCTCAATACCCATCATCGCCAGCTTGCGCATTTTGTCTGGACTTTGTAAGTCTCGAAGCAACGCTTCTAACGTAGTGGCCGCAACATCCGGTGAGCCGGTGGCCATCTGCAGCACCTGCATCGACGCGCCAAGCTCAGCAAGTGCACTTTCACCGGTTCGTTTGGTCGAACCTGCGTAAGCCGACAAAATACGCGGACCGAGTTTCGCCAAATCTTTGGCCTCGACGGCACCGGCTTTGCCTTGCGCCACAAGAATGTTCATGCCACGGGAGACATCATCGACTTCAAGTTTTTGCAGCTCAGCCACCAAACCACCGATATCTGCGCCCATCGCCCCTGTGGCTTGGATGGTTTGCCCCAGCGCTTCGATGTTTTTACGCGCGTACTCCAAATCACCGGTGCGCGTGACGATCTCCTCAATAGCGCTAATAAGCTCTGAAGGGTCGATGGCAATGTTGTTATCCATTGCGGTTTCAAAGATTTCATCCTGGAGCTTTTTAACTTGCTCTGCACTGATTTCAGCCTGAACACCAATACGATTCATGCGGCGCTCTAGTGAGATGGCGTTTTTGAAACTGACGCCCCCCGCCAGAGAGGCGGCAAACAAACCATATCGAGAGGTCATGCTATCTAAGCCAGCATTAATGCCTATCATGGCTTGCTTGGAAGCTTGATTCATGATTTGAAAGGACAGGCGCGTTTGGCGCGCCATGCCTTTCATTTCTCGCTGGTAGGCTCTGGATTTTTCAGTGAGGTTACCCGTCAGGTTCAGACGAATACTGGCGTTAAGTTCGCTGCTCATGAAGCTTTTTTAACCTCTCGCATTCTTTTAAAAATCGCCCGATGGGTTTATCGAGGAAGTGTTGGATGTTGCCGTGGTAAAACCGCGCCAGTATCAGCGCGGCCTCAGTAATGAGCGAGGCATGCTCTATGAGCTCTTTCCCCGCGCCGCGACCGACTGACCGACATCCTGAGTGCTGACCTGAGCCGCCGCTTTATCCATGGCATCCGCGTGTTTTTGAATGATGAACAAGTCTTCTGGGTGCAGCTTTTTGAGCTCGTACTCAGAGATAGGGCCCTGGATGTCACCAATGCGCGCAATTTGTCTGCGTAAAATCGCCATGCTTGCTTTGATGTCACTGCGCACAAGTACATATTGAGGCTGGGTCGGTGAGCCTGCATTGACCAGCTTTTCGGCTTCTTCTTCCGCTTCAATAATATCGCCCGCTGTGAGCTCACGCAGCTCTACCTCAAAGTGCGTGGCTTTATCGGTCTGAATACCGTGGTCGAGTTTAAATTGAGTTTTAGACATTACACTTGCTCCGCTGTGAAGGCCGAAATATTGAGAGAAAATGAGCCATCGCTTTCCGTGACATTAATGGTTTCGGTTCGAAAAGCGCCGTTAAGCAAAAAACGCAGACCTGGGCCACCATCGAAATCGACGGTAGCATCTTGCAGGTTTTGCAGTTCATTCCAGTCTGTATCTGCGTGCGCCGCAATTTTCAATGAGAGTGTCGGCTCGGTGTACACCTCACGAAAACCATGAACGCGACCACTGCCTTTCACGACTTCACGGGTCATGCCGCCCAAGCTGAGCTCTGCGCCACCCATACTGCGAAGCTCTTTGCCGTTCGTGCGAATTTTCGCTTCCCCTAAAATGGACATAATCGCTCCTTACAAAATAAATTGGTTGGTCATCGCAAAGACTCGGAACTGGTTCACTAAGTCTGGAGAGGCGAAGACATTGACGCGGTTTCTATCGTTTTTATCACGCTCGCAATACAAGGCTTCTTTGTAGCTGTCGACGTTTTCAACGATGGCTTGTTCTAGCATCTCCTGATAAAGCGCAATCAGCTCTAAATTGAGAATACTTGGCGTCACCACAGGCTGCGTTGGATCGAATGACTGTCCATCATCGGCCAGTTTATGACGAGGGAACTTCTGAGTGATTCGATTCACGGTCGCGTAGCGGATGTATCCGAGCGTATGCGGCGTCGTTAAATCCAGGTAACTTGGATCAGGTTGACCGAACGCATTCAATCGGTACATCGTGATTTCACGTTCAATCTGAACATTGCCACCCGCATCGACTTTGTGTGTGGCCACGCCATCATACAAATGCAAGTTACGCTCATTTTGGTCCCAACGCTTGCTGACCTCCACAGGCAGTAAGCGAGGCATGATCAACGTTTGCAGTGGGCGGGCAGGGTCAATCGCCAGCTCATACGACGCCTCGGCGGCATAAGCGGTTGCCCACAAGTAAGCCGGTGTCGGTGAGTCATTCGCGCCCATACAGCTGTATAGGAAATCATTGCGACTCTCCCCAAAGGTGCTGGTCTCGGCATGCGTCCCCGAAAACGCAATATAGGCGGTGCCTTCTTCCATCTTCATTGGGCCCCAACGCTCAAGCAGCTCATCACGCAGCGCATCGAGGTTCGACGTGTCTTTGTAAGGCATCACAATGTGGTTAAACCATTCATCGGCCATTGCGCTGATGGCGAATGTGACATCAGGGTTGCCGGCACCACCGGACAGCTGAATATTTTGAGTGGTAATGCCCACAGGAAATGATTGTCCTGCATAGTAATTACACACCACCTTGATTTCGTTACCCGCTTCACCTGTATTTTTCGCGGTGTAGGTGATGACACCACCTGTTGCTTCAGCGGAAACGGGTAAGTCATCATTACCATTAATGACCTCCACAATGGCTGAGGCAATCGCTGCCGCATCATCCCCTTTAGAGACCAATACCGATACATCGACGCCCGCCACAATCAGGTTCATTAATGCATCTTCTTGAGCTGTTCCGATAATGGTTTGAGGGCCTGATGCTACGACACCTGCAGGCACGGACTCTTTTCCGCCAATGGTCATGGCGGTGTTTGCCACAAGGTCGGCGATGGCTAAATCCCCATCTCCAGCAATCACCATAAAGCCGGTATCGACATCAAAGCTCACCAAATCACTGGTTTTACCGCCAACTGTGACGGTCCAGCCTT